TTCATCTCATCAAGGGCGTCCTTCTGCGCATCAACTGCGTAATCAGACTGGTCATCGGCCAGCTCCTTCTGGAGCTCTGCCATCTCCTCCTCCAGCTTGATTTTCTGTGCCTGCGCATCACGACTATCATCCAGGGAAAGCGCATTGATGCGCTCCTGAAGTTTAGCGATTTGCTTCACCTTCTCGGCAACCTTGTCCTCGTATTCGGCCTCCTCCTTTGCGGCATCAAGAGCCTCTTTACGAAGGTCGATGATGTCACCGTAGGCATCTTTCAGTTCTTCGAGTGCGTCAATCTGCTGCTGAATACGATGTTTTAGCATATCCATGACATACTTGAGGATGTCGTCAACACCAGACTTCATCTTCTCAAGCTCTTCCTTGGAAGAACCAGCCACTTTGCCGATACCAGCAATAGCCGTGTTTGCCAAGTCCTCGATGGCCTGAATATTATGAAGCGCCGCCGCATACTGTTCGTCATCCAGGTCACCGAGCGAGTGCATCAGGGCAAGCTCAGCGTAGGCAAGCCCAAACGTCGCATCTGTTGCTTCTGTAGTGGCGTACAGCAGAGTATTCAGATTCTCAATGGAACCCTCTTGCAGCGCAAGCCGCAGGCGTTCTACATAGGTCACAGCCTGTTCAGCGGCAAGCTGTCTCGTCCGTGCGGCAATGACCTTATTGATGTTCTCCTCGTTGATGACCAGCAGACCGTTCTCGTCCCGAAGGTATTGCATATACTGCGGGCCAAGCTCGATGATGCTTTGGAAGGCATCGACCGAGATAAAACCACCGTTTTCTGCATACTCATCCGCAGCCGCCTTCAACGTATCATAGACATTCTGAATCTCGTCCACGGCGTCGGAGGCGTCCGTGACAATCTGCTTCAGGTTGTCGATGATAGCGATTTTGGCCTCACGAATGGAGTTTCTCAACCCCATCCAGGACTCGGAATTTTCCTGATTCTGCTCGTTCAGAGAATCGAGCGTGTTAATCAGTTCCTCCGTCTCCTGGCGAAGGGCGTTCGTTGCCTCCTGTACGGAGCCGTATTCGCCCTTGCTGTCCGCCACAAGCTCATTCAGATGTTCAAGGTTCTCAACGAAGAACTTGTTCTTATCCCGGTCGTACTCAACCGAGAATCCAAGCTGACGGAGTGTATCGGCACCTGCAGCGATGGTCTCGTCCCGCAGGTCATTTAGGTTATGGAGAGCGTCTTGTTCTGCCTTGTAGACATCGACCAGTTCGCCCTGCAGACGAATCTGCTCCCGCAAATCGTCTGTGTTGGACAGCTCAAGCTCCAGCTCTGAACGCCTGATTTGGATACGGTTCAGCCGCTCGATTGCCTCGCGGTAATCCTCGATAGCGGCTACATACTCCTCCACATCTTTCGCGGCGCTGTCGCCCGAACCGGAGCCGCCCGAACCGCTCTTGTTACTCTTGAAGCTCTTCAGCGGAAGATTCTTGAGAGACTGCAAGACTGCAATCTGACCATCAATCTGGGCGATGGCATCTTTATAGTTGGAGATATCAAGCTCAATCTCGCTGATGAAATCTTCGAGGCCAGACTCCTTCGCGGTATAGGTGTACTCCGTCCCCTCGAAGCTGCCGCTTGTCAGGTTGAGCTTAATACCGCTACTGCCAGTACCGCCGCCAGAACCGCCCTGTACAGCGGAGGAGCCGGAGACAGAGCCATCGGCAACGCCAGCAATGGCCTTGGCGGTTTCATGGGCCTGCCGTGCGACAGAAGCCAGGTCTGTCTTCACATTGGTCAGGTTGTTGTACATGGTCTGCGCCAAGTCGTAAGCGGCCTGGTTGAAGTTGCCGTTTACATCGGTACAAACCTCCATCGCCACACGGTCAAACTCCTCGGCGTTCTGAGCCATGGCGGCGGCGGCCAGCTTGAAGGCCGTGGCCTCGTCAATTCCAGCGTCAATCATCGCCTGGGCAACAGCGTTACCGGCGTTGATACGATACTCGGCCAGTTCCTTGGCGATTTGGCCTTCGCCCTCGCCGACGTTCTTAGCCAGGTCGAGCTGAGCCTGGGCGGCCTCCATCTTAGCCTCAAGGACTGCCTTATCCGCTTCAAGCTGAGCAATTTGGGTATCAATCTGAGCGTCAAGTTCTGCCTTCTTCCCCTGGAGGAAGGAGTTGACCACGTCCTCATTCAAGAGGATTTGGCCGTCGGCAGACACCTGTGCGTTATTGAGAATCTCAGGATAGACAGAAGCGAACTCCAGCGCCTTATCCAGAGACATGGCAAACCCATTGGCAACCTCCGACTGCAAGTCGGCAAGGGTCTGGAACGAGCTTGAGATGGAATCAACCGTATTCGCCACGTTGGAGAAATTCGCCAGCGCAGCAGAATAGGCATCGAGGTCACCTGTGATGTTGCCATACAAGGCATTGTACAAATCCAGCTTGCTCTGGTTTGCAGCAATAGCCTCCGAGTTCGCATTGATTTCATCGGTGACTTCCTGAATCTTCTTATCCCACGCCTCTATCGCTAATGTGCTGCCGGGGCTCATGTTCTTGTTGGTTCGATAAACGTCCAGGGTATCTGCGAGAACCTCGTTCCGCTCTTTCAGAGAATCAATCTCTTTCTGGATATCCGCCATCTCGCCCTGCATCTTAGCGCGAGCGTTCTCACGCCACGCCTCGGTGTTGAGCTTGACGACACCGTTTTCCTCATACAGATAATCGAGGTAGTTCTCCTCTGCATCCGCCAAAGACTTGATGGTGTCGGGGGATATCCCATCTCCTGAAAGCATTTCCTTGTCTGCATTCGCCGCAAGGTCGTATGCAGATTTCAATCCGGTCAAAACCTCACTGAGGTCTGTCAGGGACGCCTTGTAGACTGCACAAGTCTCAGAGACAGTGTTCTGCGAGTCCTGCATATCCTGCATGAACTGAGCAAACGAGCCACCTTCTCCGACCAGGTATTCATCAATGACATCCTCAAGACCGTTGAATGAGAACTTTTTCCCAAGTTCATCCTTCAAATACTCTCGAAGACCTGTGAACTCCTCTGCGGTGTCCACGACGCCATTCATCTGTTCGTAAGCGGCGAGCATATCGTCATACTCAGCCTTAACATACTCCTCAACTGCTGGGCCGATTTCCCCGATAACATCCTTGACAGAACCATAGATATCATAGACATCATCAGTATCCATCAGGTCTGCTTTCACGAGGGCGTCCTTCAGCTCAATCAGCTTATAGTAGTAGTCAACGATGGCATCCACGTTCTCGCTGTCGGCGTCCCAGTTAATAGGCTCGATTTCAATATCTGCCGCTCCGCCGCCACGACCGCCGTAATACTTGCCTTCATCAATGAAGTCGCCCATGATTTCCTGGACGAGTTTGTAGGAGTCGGTTTCCTCCTTTGATGTGTCGCTGACCTTGACCGTGATTTGGCTGCCGCTCCAATCACTCCATGACAGTTCCTGCAGCTTATCTTTAGCGGCGTGTCTACGTTCTTTTGCGGCAATCTGCTGCGCCTCAAGCTCTTTGGCGATTTGTTCCTCAAGCGCCTTGGTATACTCCTCTGTCCCCGCCTTCAGGGTGGTAAGAGCAGAGTTTTTACCCTCCATTGCCTTGGTGATGCTTTCAATGGCATTTTTCAAAGCGCTTTCTTGCGTGATAGTCAGGTCTTCCTGATTCGCGTACTGCTTGTAAACAGCGTATGACTCTTTCAGCGCGTTGACTCTTTCGAGCTCTGCGTTAGTCTCCTGCAGTGTTGCATCGGCCAACTCAATGGCTTTCTGCCGCGCATCTTCGATGGAATTCTTGATGAGAGAGATAACTCCAAATACCGCAAAGAACGCACCGACCGCAATCTGAGCCGTGCTTGCGCTTGCAGCAATCTGGTTAAATGCGTTGGAAATGAACTGTCCTGCGGTCACTCCGGCAGCTCGTGCAGCCTGCATAGACGCAATTATCGCCTTGATGGGGGCGACCAATTTCAGCAATGTTGCAAGGAGCGCTTCTGCCTTTAGGGTAGCGACAATACCCACCGTGACATACAAAACAGTATTCAGACCACCAACGACATTGATGATTCGAGAGACAGCCTCTATGATTTTGAGGATGTTTGTACCCAAATCAATAATATCGTTTAGAAAATCAGTGGTGAAAGTGGACTGGCTCAAGGACTGGAACGCAGCCTTGAACTGGTTGATGTGAGCGGTCGTGCTCTCCATGAAGGTCGCATAAGACTCCTGGAGAGTGCCTGCGCTATTCGCCATATCTTCCATAGCGCCGGACGCTTCCTGGAACTGCTCCACCATAGAGTAGAACACGGACTGCTGCCGAACGCCTGCAATGGCGTTGGCCAGAGCCGCCTGCTCCATAGTAGACAGACTATCCCAGATAGCTGCGATGTCTGCGACGATATCATAGGTGCTTCTGAACTCGCCATTGATATCCGTCAAGGCCACATTGTACTTTGTCAGAGCGGCAACAAGAGCGCCATACTCTGCGTCAGTCATCGTCTCGCCGAGTTCATCCAGTTCGGTTTTGGTGCTACGAAGACGGGCGGCAATCGTCCGCAAGCCCGTAGAGGATTTGGCCGCGTTCTGAATGGTGGTGTTCGCCGCCGTCAGCAGTGCAACGGACTGGTCGAACGTATTCCCCGCAGCGGCCAGGGCCGAGGATGCGTTGTTCATACCTTCGGCAATCTGGGACACCGAGATAGGGAAGTTATTGCCGGTGATAACCAGCTTATCCATAATGGACTCAATCTCGTCCACGCTGATACCAAACGCCTTGACGATAGCGGTCAGAGCGTCCTGCGCAGCGGCCACATCAATATCACCGACGTTTTGAAGCATAGCCGTAAACTCAGCCAGAGCACTGGATTTATCCAGCGAATAGCCCAGTCGGGCGTATGTAGTCGTAGAGCTGATAAGGTCTGTGATAGAGGAGCCAACTCGTGTCGCCGTCTTAGAGATGGACTCCATGTAGCTGTTGTACGCTTCCTCTGTCGTGCGTGTAACAATCCTGAGCTGGGTCATAGCGTCGTCCAGTTCAATGGTAGCGCTCACCATCTGGCGGATGGCTCGAACAGCGGACATTATTACCCTCGTGATACTGAACCATGTTCCAAACTTCTCCGCAAGAGTACCAACCCTCTGGCCAAATGTCCTTGTGTTCTCGCCTGCGGCACGGATAGCCTCAGAGGAGTTTTTAATCTCGCTTGTTGCATTACTGTATGTTTCTCTGAATTCCTTAACAGAAACTTTGCTATTATTTAAGTTCGCACGAAGCTCCTCAAGAGCCCTAATCTGCCCAACAATATTCTCGTACTCCGCACTTTTCTTCCCGGTTTGCGCGGCAGTCCAGTTCTTTTGATTGTCTTTTGCCGCAATCAATGCAGTGTTGATTTTATTAAGTGCAGCCCGATATTCTTCTGTCCCTTTGATTAACAGTTTTTGCGACTCGACTTCTTCTTTGTTTGCGGTGCTTTTTATGCTCGCAGCATCCGTAGCGGCTTTTGCCGCACCCTCTGTTGCCGTCCGCTCCTGGTTAATGCTCTCAATGTTGGCGCGGATAGCTGCACCCTCAGCTTCGATTTGAGCACGATACTCGCCCGTAACCGCAGATTTAGAAGCACGAATCTCCTCAATCTTTACCGCCCACTGCTCATACTGTGCAGTGATTTCCGCAATACGTGCCCGCTCATCATCAGAGGTAGCCGTCTTCGCCAGGTCGTCAATAGACTTCTTGATGGAGTTTTTCTGCCCGCCAAGAGCCTCCATCTGGACTTTGAACTCGGCAATCTTACGGGCCGCATCGGTCGCCGCAGCACCTGCATCCTGCAAGTCCTTCTTGATTTCGCCAATTCCTTTGGAAGAAATGGTAATTTCTGTTCCAGTAGAAAGTCCAAGTGTATTGACGATGGCGCCGAGCTGCTTCTTAAAATCAGAGATTGCACCTGCACTCAGCTTGAGGTTGGAAATCTGAACAGAGAACTTACCGCTCTGACTAATCTGGTTCAGCTTTTCCTGAAGCTGGCCGCTCCAGGATTTCTTCCCCCCGGTATCGGTGTCAATGCCGACTTTGACCTTGAGCGGGTTTTTGTTTAACTCCTTCATGAGCTCCGTGAGCTGGCTTTGAATAAGCTGCCCACTTTCGCCGCTCAGAGACCCTTCGCCGAGCACGCCAAACAGAAGTTTGATGTCTGCGCCTGCCATCGTTTTCTCACCGTCCTTTATGTTGAAGAAAAGGCTTGGCGTGAAGCCAAGCCTTAGTTGTTATTCGTAGGCCGTGCCCGCAACAGCGGTCACGCCATAGTCAGCTCCATAGTTCGCATTGAAGTCATGAACTGCCTGCTGAATGAAATGGAGTGGTTCGCGTTCCTTCTTGCTCCGAACCCATGCGAAGTCGGTGCCAACACCGCTTCTCAGGACGCCATCGCCCGTCGCCTTATGTCCGTCCCACCAGCCGTAAACATAGTTCCTGGCGTGGTATCCGTTGTTGAACAAGGCAACGATATTATCAACGCCCTCATACCCGAGGTCATTGTCGAGTGAGTCCCTATGCAAATCCCCCTCGAAGTACAATGCTATCTCATACCCATCCGGGGTTTTCCTGATTTGACCTGCGGACTCCAACCCGTTGATATGCTCCATCACAGATTCGGGCAAACCATACTCGGCCGCAGTGACCCGCATAACATACAGGAATTTAGATACAGCCTCCCACATCTTGTCTTCTGTGAGAATCTTATCTCCTGCTGCGGTCTGCTTTACCCCAGAGCTTACATACTGCTGAATACGCTTGTTCATCTTTTCCTTCCCGGCGGAAGATTGCGCATATGCAGAGACCTTACTCATGATGGAGTCGATATTGATATTCACGACTCATCATCCTTTGCAGTGGCCTCCCCGGATGGCTCTGCCTCCTGCTGTTCGGCCCGCTTCTGTTCCATGTATGCCTTGACGATTTTCTGCTCGTCCAGGCCGCTCCCGGCAATAGCCCCCATCAGCGTTTTCATATCATCCTTGGTGACCCCAGAGAACATGGCCTCTGCGTTGTCTCGCAGTTCCTCAATGGCGTCAGCCGCCTGCTCGATGCGCTTCTGAAGCTCCACAGTCCGGGTATCGCAGTTGAACTGAATCTTGTCCTCAATGGCGTCGATGATTTCCTGCAACTGCGTGGTGTTGATAGCGCCGCACACCGTATCCACAGCGTCTGTGCAGTACACCATCTGGTAGCGATGTTCCAGGTTGTCAGGGAGGGTGAAGTTGGCGTACCGGGACAGAACGTTGCTCTTGATAGCAAAGTCCTTGACCTCTGGCATGAAGCCGTACTGCTCATGGAAGCAGCTCCCCACCACATCATCCACAAAGGCCAGGACATCCATCAGGGGCAGATAACGCCGCACCTTGACCTCCGCCTCATGCCACTGGATTGTGACCTCGTTATTGAAATGCTCCTTCGCAATCTTGTCGAACAGAGCGATAGATACTTTCTTTTCCGTCTTTGCCATGTCGATATTCCCCTTTCTTCATTTCGTGGAAATTATTTCATTCCGTCCTTGATAGTGACATCTATTACCGTTCGTGGGCGCTCCGCATCGACGAAGCACTGCATCGTCAGCTTCATAAGATGCTCACTGTCATCGTCCACGATGAACCCACTCTCGACCAGGCCGTCCAGAATGAACTTGGGACAGCTATTGTCAACATCGTGCCGCCGATGGTTCGGGTAGTATGTAGAAAAACTCAAGTCGCACTTTTCAATGCGTAGGTTAGAATAACCTTGGTTGTCAATAAACCAAACGATGAAGTCTTTCCACCGCTGCTTCAAAGCGTTCATAGGAGCCCTCTTCATTATCATCCACACGTTGATAGATGGGTGGTAGGGGCTTGGGATAGGCTTCTTTCTTGCCTTGGTGTGGATGGAGAAGTAGTGCTCCTCATACTTCTCCAATACGTCCCCATCTATCGTTAGCTTGATGCGCTTCTTCACGTTCGCCTCCTAAAGGAAAGGGGAGGGCGGATTACTCCACCCTCCCACAGATTGCTCACTTTTCCTCCACAGGCGCTTCAACTGACTCGTCTGCCTGTGCAGACTGCTCCGCAGGAACCTCCTGTACAACAGGGGGCTCGATAACTGCCTTGCGCCTCTGCCCACGCTTGGGGGCGGGCGGAGCTGGGTTGCGTGCCTCGGTAACACGACGCAAATATTCTGCGCCGCACTCAGGAGAACACGCAACCTCCTGCCAGCGAAATACGCCTGCGGCTCTGTTCATCATGGTACGGCAGGCTTCATACTGCTTGCCGCACACTCGACACGTCTTCACCGCAGTCGCCATACGCCAGCCTCCTTACGCCGTCACGTCCTCGGCGTTCACGCCGAAGATGGTATACGTCCACAGAGCGGTGGCGGAACCGGCCTTGCCGCAGGCGCCGGACAGGGACTCGGCCTCGAAGGCGTGGACGGCCTGGTTCTCGCCCATCTCGATGGAGAAGTCGCCGTTGAAGTCGGCCTTGGGGATGTAGAACTGGATACGGAACACGTTGGCGCACTTGTCCTCGCCGAAGCAGTCCACATACAGAGCGCACTTGCCGGAGTAGGTGTCGCTCATGTTGGTCAGCACGTCGGCCTGAATCTGGCGGAAGTAGTACACCACGATTTCGGTGCCGTCGGCAATCTCCTGCTTGCTGTTGGCGGTATCCTCGTAGAAGGCCAGCTTCTTGGTTGCGGGGTCATAGGTGAACTTGCCCTCTGCAACGGTGGCGTCCTGCGTCAGCTTCTTGCCCAGAGTGCTGTCCGCGTTCTTCACATAGACAGACTCAATCTCATTGCCGGTGGAGCCCACCGCCTTGTAGCTGGTGGTAGCCTCGTTGTTGTCCACGACCAGATAGTCAGTCCACATGACAGTGGTGACCTTGTTCTCGAACGCACAGCCGGTCTGCAGCTCCATCAGACCGCCGGAAACCAAGCCGTTGTTGCCGCTGATGGTCACGGACTTGTTCTTCTTCAGAGAAGACAGCTTGCGGCCTTGGCGGCCAGTGATGTCGGTCTTCTCCTGGCTCTGAGCAATGGTGGCGTTCTGCAGCTCGTCCAGCACGAACTTGAAGTTGCCGGTCGTAATGTCAAATGCGGTAATCGTCTCAAGACTGGTGATGGTAACGTCATTGACATTAAACATAATCAAACCTCCCTTATTTGTGAGTCAGCCAGTTCAAATCGTCCTGGCTAAGTTCTTTTGCGTTGACTGTGCCAGCATAGACACCGTGCATCCTGTTGTCATAGTCAATCTTTTTGATAACCTGTCGCACGCTCTCGTTAAACTGATAGATTGAGAGTTCTCGTGTCCCCTCAAATCCATAGTGGAACTGTTCAGTGTTTACCATGGCGACAATCAGACCTTCGAGCTGGGAGTCCATCGTGCGCCTGCTTCTGCGGCGCATCTTCTCCCTGGCTCGTTGCAGCATATATTCTCTCGCTTCTTGGTTGCCGGGTTTTCGGTTGTTCCGCTTCATGTTGTGTATCTTCCGCAGAACACTCGCAATCTGCCCCTGAATGGAACGGTCAATGACCGCGCCTGTCTCCTTATTGAACAAAACAACTGTTTCGTTCTGTGGATTCACGACGGTTTTGAACGCTTTCAAATCAAGGTCTCCGAAAATCAGTGACGTATCCCGTTCTTTCAGCGCGTTGAACAGCAGGAGGAACAGCTCGTACTCATTGATAGACATGAAGTCGATACCAATATCATCAAGCTGCACCATCATATCCACCGGCATAGCCGTCAGCATGGACACCATGGTGTAGTAGTCGTCCTCGTTATCCAGCACGTCGCCCACGGTAGGAATCATCACCTTGATATGCTCGTTGATTGCGTAATCCCGCTTGTACAGAAGATTGAGAGTTGCCATTTATCCGCCCCTCCTGTTCGATGGAGCAGACCTTCCGCTGGGTGACATCCGGTTAAATTCTGTAGCTTTGAACGTCAGAACCTTGCCCTGATAATCTGAGATAGGAGCGAACCTCCTGGTAGAGTCCAGGTCAAGCTCGCCAAGCCCATAGTACCTGCTGCCGTTGATTGTTTTGGCAATCTCGGAGCAGAGCTTGTCTATGCGCACGCCGCCCTCGGGCAGCCGCATCAGGCTCTTATGGGTGAACGTCCAGATGTATATGGTCGGGGTAAGGAACGTCTTATTAAGCGCACGCTGAATGTCAACATCGTAGCAGATGTAGGTCTGGGCATGAGTGATGGTATCCGGGACGTATTCGTAGGGGAACACCTGCGAATATGCGAGTTCCCCTGGGCAAGCCATCTCTTTGCCGTCACCACTCAACAGCTTCACGATTTGCTCGTTTGTCAGCAAATCCTTCATGAGCTGATTTTTGTAGTGAAAAAACTCATCAAGTTGCATTACAGCCACACCTTCTTTGCTGCAGAATCACCGGGCCTCTCCTGCGGTTTATGCCCCTCCATAATGGGAGGCTCGACCTCTGGCTCGGCCGATTTCGGAAAATAGTCGTAGTAGTTGGCAATATGAAGCTCCAGATTGTCTGTGTCTTCTGTATTGCACTCGGTCAGGACGAAACTCAAAACTCCGTTGCCGGTGAAAGAGCCACCCAGCTTGAACGGCTTTGTAAGCCGGTAAGCAAGGACATTGGGAGAGCCCTCGTCGTCAATCAAGAACCGGTTGTCCCGATTCAGGCGCAGGGTCTCTTTATCCCGTGGCAAAATCAGCGTAAGTCTGGAGTCGCCACGAATCATGATAAACTCGTTGTCTCCATACTCGCCGGTCAGATACTTTGTGCCGTCCTCAACAATGCTCCACCGCTTAATGACCTCTCCGTCTTTGGAGACCCATTTCAGCAGATAGTTGCACTGTTGCATCGTGACCTTTGTGTACAGCTCGTTGAATGCGTCACGCCCGGTTATGAGCCAATGGTTATCCATCCAGCTCACGGTGGCGCCATGGCGCAAATCCTCTCCGGGCATCGAACACAGCGTTTTGATGTTCAGATTGTCAGAGTTGATGACTGCAACGTTGCGCATCACGCCATCAATCTCCATGCTCTGATACGCCAAACTACCTGGCATCTTCCTTGACAGATTCCGACACTCCCTACGGAGTTCGGCATCACGCCTCGTGTCGCCCTTTGCCTCAATCCGCGAGCGGTATGTACTCCAAGGGTTCATGGTCACACCTCCTGCGTAACGGCGTATCTCTCTTTCAGCTTGTTGCAGATAGAAATGGCCCGAAATACCTCACGCCGCACGAACGCAACGTCGCTCTCGGGGTGGTCGATGAGGTACTGGAGAATTGAGACGAGGGACAAAAACAGGGAATCCTCATGGATTGCCACAACAAGAGACCTGCACCCAAGCAACTCTGCCTGGAGGCTTCTCATGTAGGTTTCCAGGGAACGCTCTTTACTCTCTTTGAGAGGGAGAATCTTGAAGAAAAGATTGATGAGAGAGCGGAAGTAGTTCTCCAGAACCGCTGCGTCCATCTGGATACCGGCTGACGTTTGCACCATCAATGCAGGTGCAGCTCCGTCAAATCCCCGTGGTTATACGAATACTCCCTCATTTTATTCGTAAACTCCTTGCGGGCCGCTGCATAGGCATTTCCGATACGGAGCAGCAGCTCTGCGGGGGAATAGGTGGAAAAGTCCTTGGTGTTCATGGCGTTTTCCAGATTTTCCTGCTTGTAGGCGTATGGCTTCATCCACTGCACGACCATACCCTCGGACACAATGTCCACGATTTCGTCCAGGTCTTCCGGCTCGATTTCTACGTCAAACTCCCTGGTGTTGTCGTCTGCCGTAGTGGTCAGGTCGTACTTGCAGATTTTCTTAAAGGCGGCAATCGCCATCTTCATAAAGCCGTCAATCTGTGCATTCCGCTCATAGTCCGTCATTTTGAGAAACTCATATTCCGTGACCCTTGAGAGAAACGCTCCAGTGAAAACATCATAGGGAACGCTCATACATTACGCCCCCTTTACTTGTCGTGCTCGACCAGCTCAATGCCCAGACTCTTCTCCAGAGTTGCGATTGCCCTATTGGAGTCGATGGTGCCGTCCGCAATCAACTGCTTGGCCCGATAGGCCACAGACTGCTTCTGTCCATCAGAGAGCTTGGAAACAGCCTTCTCCAGTTCTGCGGCGGGCTTCTCAAAGAACTTGTCGAAGTCCGCGATGGGAATCGCAAACTTGTAATACTGGCCCACGCCAATGTAGTCGGGAATCCACGGCTCATCGAACATAAACCAGTTGTTGATAAAGTATTTCTTGTTGGAGCTCTTAGCGTTGCGCAGCTCGCCGATTTCCATGTCCTGCTCGGCGCCGAACGCCTCCCACACAAACCGCTCGCCAGTCTTAGGGCTCTTGTAGACAAGCCGCCCCTGGAAACCGTTTCGTACTGTTACGATTTGATGTGGGTCAACCTCCTTCGGGATAAACACCCGCTTCTCGTTTGCTGTCTCTTTGGCGGGCTGAGCCGCCTCCTTGGCGCCGGACTGGCGCCCGGTGTTCTTATTCACTTCGTTAGCCATAAAAACCTCCCTTTAATACGAAGAGCGGGGCCCGGAGTGAGCCCCGCTCATATGCCTGAGATTAGGTCATCTCATACCGGCCAACACCGGCGTTACCGCCAGCCAGCACGATACCCATGCCGTACTTCTCACCGTACAGGTACTCCTGGGTCAGGTCACCGTTGGTGAGCGGGTCGCCCATGATGACGATAGGGTTGCCCTCGTACACGCACTTGATGGGCTTGTCGTCGCCAGCCAGGATGGTCAGCACATCGTCACGCATGACGAACTCGGTGGAACCAACCTTGTGACGCTGGGGAGTCACGACCACGGGAGTGCCGTAGAACTTCCCGTAGTAGCCCATGTTGTACAGGTCACTCTTGGAGTCGGTGCCCTGAACGGTGGGGCCCAGCTTGCGAGCGGCCTTCTTGGTGCAGATGATGGTGGCGGGCTTGCCACCGGCAGCGGCCTCAACATGAGAGATGAGCTCCAGGAGCTCGTCCTCGTCGTAGGCACCGGCGGTGGGGAAGTAGGTCGTGCCGCCGAAATCGCTGGCGCTTGCACCACTCCACAGAGTGTACACATCGTTCAGCAGCTTCTTGCGGAAGGACTCGGACACCTTGTTGATGAAGGTGTTGAAGTCAACACGACCGGCCAGAACACGGTTCAGCTCCTCGTAAATCTTCACGACCTTCAGAGAAGTCGGGATGGACACTTCGCTGATACCGCTCAGGCGCTGACGCCGGATACCCTGCGTACCGTCTGCAGCCTCGGAAACGATGAACAGATTGCTGTCCTCGACCTCGAAGATGTTCTTGTCGCCTTCGGCAACGTTGCGGAAGTCCACCAGAGCGTTGAAATACTCGTCGCCCTGCAGGCCCTCGACGACGGTGCGGGACAGGATTTCCTCAATGAGGGTAAACAGGCCGTTGCACTTGCCGTCGCGGATGTTCTTGTAGTTCAGAACGGTACTGCCACCGTTGGCATCCACCAGAGCCTTGTGCAGGAGCTCCTGGGACTGGCCAACGGAATACTGTTCCACGTTGCCATGGTAGGCATCAACAGCAACCTTGACAATGTCTTTCATATCAGCCATTGCAGATACCTCCTTTCTTATGCCTTGGCCGCAGCAGCGGCCTCGGTCTTGTCAATCTTGATGGCGTAGTAGGTGTAGCGGCCAGCGACCTCGATGTCCGCACATACGCCCAGGCCGGTGCCCGCAGCGTCAATCTTGCCGCCGGTGCCAATACCAACCTTGGCGCCCTTCGTGGGAACGGTGCCGCCCACAAAGCCCTCCTTGGTCACGGAGAACACATTGCGGCTGCGGGGGATGTAGCCACGGGTAGCCTTACCAGCCTCATTGATGAACTCGTCCAGGTTCTTCTTGCGCTCATCGTACATGACCTCGACACCGGCCACGATGGCGCACTCGTTCAGGTCGTCGCCAGCCTTGGCGGCCACGGCCTTCATCACCTCACGCTCGCCGTCCTCATAGCCCATCAGCTTCACGATGACGCCGTTCTCGACTTCCGCCACTTTGCCATCAGCGCCGTAGAAGCGCAGGGAGACAAGGTCGGCGGGCTGCTTCGTACCGCTCATCAGGTCGGTACGGATAACTGCATACTTCTGCTTATCAGCCATATCTGACTCCTCCTTGTAATGTATTTAATTGCGCTGACTTGGCGCTTTGATGCCATACTCGGCAAACACGCCGCCGTAAGGCTCGCTCTCCACCGGGGTCTTGTCCACCGCCAGCTTCGCGGGCTTGGGCTCGTGGGAGAACTTCGCAGTGACGCCGTTACGGCCACGGATGGCGAAACACTTCTCCTCCAGAGTCTCCAGGTCATACTCCATGCTGTGCTCGCGCAGAGCCTCAAAAGCCTCCACGCCGTTCAGGTCTTCAAACTGAGCGAACACCTCGTTGCGCTTGACCTGCTCGGCAGCACCTTCGGTATCCGCCTTGAACTTGCGCAGAGCCTCAAGCTCGGCGTCATTGGCGGAAGCGGCCTCGGTCGCCTTCTGGTACTTTTCAGTCCACTCAGCAGTAGCCTCGCTGAATTTCTTGGTCGCCAGCTCAAACAGCTTGCCTGCGGGCATGACCTGTTCGCCCTCATCGAAGTCCACGATAGAATACTTCTTCCGCTTCTTGCACCCGAAATCAATGACGACATGGTCGCCATTCATGGAGTACGAGAACCCATACAGATTCCAATCATCACTGGAATCCTGAGCGTAGACCTCGGAGGCATCCCGGTCGTAGTCAACGTACCAGTAGCGAGGCATGGAGCCCCATTCGGTTTCAATGGTCTCCGCTTCGAGGGCGGCCCAGAGCTCCTGCCGGAACTGGGCTTCCAGTTCAAAATTCTCCTGAGTGCCACCAGCAGGCTCAGCACCGCCGTCATTCTTCATCGCCTCAAACTTTGCACGAAGCTCTTCCACAGAGAAGTCCTCGATGCTGAAGTCCAGCATATCGGCGGTCAGGCCAAATTCGGCCATCAGCTTATTTTTCTCGTCCAATACCTCTTCTCCTCCTTCCGAATAGTTTTGTGGGATTATGCCAACCTCTTGCGAGGGTTGTGCCGTTGCAAATGTCTCCTTGAATTCCTGCATCATATCAGCAAGCTGCTGCTTGAAATCATTGCATGAGAACATCTCAAGCGAGGCCGACTCATAGCAGGGCTCAGCCGTCCCCAACAGGCAGAACGCTGTAAACTCAAAACGGTCGATAACGTATACGCCGTCAACCATCCGGCCTTCCTTGACCGAGATTTCCATCGACTCGTCTGTGACGCCGTCCTCTTTAATCTTCTTGTAGGCTTCCTGCCTCTTCCAAAGAAGGACATTGATACACAGATACTCGTGGACGCCGGAGTTGTCCTCGACCTCCTCCCACCAATACTTGGCGCTCTCGGGGACAACGCCAACGGGCTGTGTCACATTCACGATGCGCATATTGCCCTCATCGTCTGTGACAAGCTCCATGTCGTGGGAGCCGATGGTGTCCTCTTCTCTGTCATACCGACAGACAATCGGACAGTTGTAAATGCTCGGCATACAGCGCTCAAAGGTTTCCTTGCTGATGAAGCTATTGTTGCGGTTCTTCCCGACATAGGCCACACGGAGAACGCCCTCGTCAAACGAGGCGTTGCTTTCCGTCAGGCCGCTGATGCCGGAAGAGAAAACGATTCTCATCTTCCGCTCGCTCATATGAACTTCACCACCTTTGGGCATAGTAAATCCCGCACCTTTCGATGCGGGGTCAGAAGGTTAGTGTGTTGGACAGCGCATACGGAACGCCATCGCACGCAAAATTCTGTTCGCCTTTGTTTACAAAGACGTAGATATGTTTGGCATCATCGCTTTTCAGCAACTCATACTGCCTGGACAGGAAAATATCCCGCCCCTCTTCGCTGAACACATAGATAAACCCATTCATCACCAATCGTCACCATCCTCACGCGACTGTTCGCCGCTGTCGGTCAAGTCTCCGACATCCTTGACGGGTGCGCCACCCTCATCCGTGGCGCCCTCACCATCTGCGCTGGAGCTCGACCCCGTCTGTGTTGTAGAACTCTGCAACGGGTGGAATCTCTCAGTGAGGTTAAGCACGTCATTCTCAAGGAAGCTCATGCAGTCTACCTCGCTCTGGGACATACCCTGCGTAGCGGCGTACATAGAGATGAAGGGGAGCCCAAACTGACAGGCTTTCAGATACTGGTCGCCCAGCTCCTTGCGGTTATAGGGGCTGCAGTCCAAGAAGGTGGCACGGAAGTTCTTGCCATAGCTCTGTGCCTGGATGTAGCGGTTCACCGCATCCTCAATGCTCTTGACGATTCCGTATGTAATCGCCTGGTCTGCTTTGATGGAGAGCAGCAGGGCATTGGCTGAAGCCTTGTCGTTGTTGAACAGCAACGAAGACACACCGGCCGCTGTGAACAGGTTCTGCTCAGCCTCGGCTATCGTATCCGTATCGCCAGTGTTAGACTTTTCAAAACTGATTTTGCTAATGGGCATAGGCGACAGAACCGAACCAACCTCCTCGGGCAGCACGCTGTCCAGGTTACGCCAGAAATCCTTGGCCTTGTCGAAGTCCATCGTCCATTCGCCCTCGTCATTCATACCCAGCGTCATAACCAGCATGGCATAGTTCTCAAGCGCCGTCTTGGTCATCTTGAGCTGCTTGTAGTCCTCCAGGTCATATACCTCCCGAAGGATGCCTGCGAATGGGGGAAGGGCGTAGTCCAAGATGTCGTTATTACACTTGATAGCAAACGAAGTTGGACAGTCCAGCTCCTGCCAGCGCAGTCCTTGCCGGTCTTTCTGGTACGCATTGTACTTTGTCTGGAACTCGGAAGGATAAAACTCCAAGAGCGCCGAACGGGCGTCGAAGTATGAAAAGTCAAACGTCACGTTAGGCACGTTGCCCTCAATCGTAGAGATAGTACAGTAGTCAGACGGCAACTGCTGAATCGTGATATTGTCGTTTGTCACCCACATCGTCCCGTAGAAGACATCCTCACGCAAACATACCGTCAGAATTTTCGGGAACTGTGTGCGCACATTCATTGCTGATAGGGCGTTCAGAACCTTGCGATAATTTCTGCTGATGGATTTCGCGTTGACGCTCTTGGGGTCAATTCGATATGGAGACACGACATAGGCCAAATCGGAAAGGCCGGTGAAATACTGAATGAGCCTGCGGAAGTGCGAACTTGCACCATAAATATAAGTAACAGCTCGCCGGAGCTGCTTCTCATACTGGTAAGGGTTAGAGAGGTATGTAGTGATTTCATCCTTGGTATACAGAGAGAACGTGGGGGAGTTCGTGTTGTTGTTCACATCTCGCGTAATCAGCCGGTTCAACAGCGCAAACTTGCTTGAAATGCCAACCATACCCTCTACATTCGCTTTGGTATTGGCGCCTTTTGCATTCTGCTCACTCGTCGGAATCACCACCTTTCTTATTTAATTTTCGGGGGCTTGAATAGGAACATACTTGAGCCAAAATCATTGCCCCGCTGTTTTCCCAACTTGCTCTCGATTTGGAGCGCTACATAGTAGTTGTAGCTCAAACTGGAATAGCGGTCTTTCCGCATACCAGACCGTTCAAACACACGCACACGTCCGCCGGACTCTTCATGCTGCAGCTTCACCAGCTCGTTGATGAGAAGTGTTGTATGCACATATGGCATCTGCAAGCTGATTTTCTCCATGGACGACAGGGAACTGTACCCCTTGATGTCGGACAGGAGCGAATCAGCATCATACTCTGTCATCAGCAACCGGATTTTGCTGCTTCGGAACCCCTCGCGCAGAAGGACGGCACAGTCAGAGTTGAGCTTGGGCGTAGCTTTAATTGACCAGATAACTTTCTCCGCACCTTTTGTAGTGCATCGAGCAGCCATCTCAGAGTCGTTGCAACACGACAAGGCCGGATAGACCTCGCCTGTGTCTGGGTCAACAATGTCACGCACGAGCGCGTCATAGACGCCCAGGCCAAGGCCCGTACAGTCCAAAACGATGTAGTCACAGGAGAACTCATCATATAGCCGCCGGATGACCAGCGCCTGGTCTTCTGTATGCAGCCCCTCACACGAGTCGCCGTATACGATGTTGCTCGTATAGCGCCCCTGCTTAGAAGGGAGCATCTGATTGATAAAGATGGCGGTGGCGTCGTTGTTGTGTTTGTTGCTGGACATCAGGGCAACGTCGGCAGACAGGATTCTTTTCTCTCCGTTCTGCTTCGGAGGGATACGAATCTTTTGGCTATTGCCGAGCAAATTAGCCAGTTTGTCTGGGTACATGGCGTATTTGATACGCCGGTTCTTTGAAATGGAATCGAAATCGAAGAAGGCCCCGTCTTCGTCGCCAAACCACATGGCCTCCATCTCCATCGACCACTTTATCTCATTGAAGTCTGTCTCCAACATATCGCTCTCCACGTCCTCCGGGAACAGCAGGCCCTCCTGGATGGAGAGTTGGTATGGAAAGCCGCACACAAAGTCTGTCTTGGAGTCGTCAAGCATGAGCTTGAATGTATCAAGCATCTTGTTGAATGACCAGTGGTCTTTGAAGTAGGCAGAAGAAAGGAAGCAGGACTTGTTGGGCTCCTTCGCATATTCCGCTTTCCGCTGTGCCTCTGTCAATTCTCTGTACGGAGGCATCCGGCGGCTGGTCAGGAACTTCTTCAGAACCGTGTCAATGGTGTCCTTCTTCACCATACGGAACTCGTCCACAATCAGAATGTTGGCACGGTTGCTTCGAGCGTTATCAGAAGCCGTGACGACCTTGATAAAGCTGCCGTTCTTGAACATGACCTTTGCATCCTGTCCAGAGAACTTTGTCTTACCCATGTCGATTTCATTGCGCAAGTTGGGAGATACGGGCATCAGTTCTGTTTGAATCTTCTCCAGCACATTGATACTCTGGCCTCGCGTACCAGAAGTAATAACGACCTTTGTGCCTGGATACAGGATGCACCGGGCCACAGCGAAAATTGCAATCAAGAACGATTTGCCCATACCACGGGCGGCAATCCACAGGAACACACGGCTCCTGTTCATCATCACCAGCAGCATGGTCTGGAACCACTTCAGGAAATCGAGCTGCAAATATTCCTCAACGAAAATATCGAAATTCTCCCGATAGTAGCTGCCCCAGATTGCCATGCCCTCAATAACCCGCTCACGGCGGGCCTGTGCCGCTGAAGCCATTACGCCTCACCATCCTCGGCGTCCTGCTCAGAACCTGAACCACCAAAGATGTCGCTCAGCACAGAGTCGTCATCCTCTTCATCGTATTCGGGGCGCTTTACTCGCAGCTCGTTCATCGCCTCCTCATACGCCCTGGTGTAGCTGTTCTTTAGCCCGACCATCTTACAGGCATGACCAAGATACCACGTCGTGATGTTCTTGATAGTCCTGCGGACATCTCGGTTTTCTTTCGGTGTCTCGGGCAGCGGTCTATTGAACTCCCACTTCTGAATGCCAACACCCAACGGCATCTTCTCCAATTCGGCATCAGCCTCTTCCTTTTGCTGGGAGGGCTTCAAATTCATACTGCCAAGCAGTGTGTTCAACAAGCTCACACTCTTATCAGTGGGGTCGCCTGCAGCGGCGGCACGAGCGATGATAACTTCCTGCATACAAATCTGCTTATACAGGGTTTTCTCATTCTGTTTCAGATTCTCAATGCCGCTCGTCCAGTCTTTATAGTGACGCTCCAGCTCCATATAGAAGTCGTGGTCGAAGCCTGACCCCCAGAACTCAACGATAGCTGGGTCGGTAGGAATCTCGTCTACCACATCTTCTTCCTCGCCCTCTTGGGTAGGGAACTGGAACCTATCAACAGGCTCCGCATTTGCGACCTCTTCTTGGAGAGAGTCGTCAAAGGTTTTGTCAATGAAGCGGATAATATTGGTTTTGCCAATATAATTGCGGATTCTGGAGTTTGTACCAGCGGAGCGCTCCACCATGGTATAAATGGAATCACTCCAATACAAATCCATCTTCATACACATCCTGCGCATGGCCTCTTTATCACCGAGGTCACGGACGTACCCCTCGTACATTTCGTCGATGCAGTCGTTGCACCACGGGAGATATCCAGAGCCACGGTACATAGGGCTGTGACTGACAGGGAAGAAGCCCTTTCTGCGGCTATATGCTGTGCCGCAACGAACGCAGTAACATTTTTGGTTGGGTGTTGCGGTGTCGGCGGATTTGTCTTGACTCCGCCGCTTCGGCGTATCTGCCATTTATGCCAACCCCCTTTTCACATTATCCTCCCATTTCTTTACCGCAATCCGCATACGATTGCTGGGATAAAAACGGGGAATGTAATGTGCGGGGATGACAACCTTCTCACCGCTGATAGGGTTAGGGCAACTGCGTTGCTCCCGCTTCAAGATGTCAAAGCATCCAAAATTACGCAGGAGAACGATATTTCCCTCCTCAAGATTGCGGACAACGATATCCGTAAAGTCATCCACCACCTTGGTGGCTGCCTTCTTGGAATAGCCGTAATTGTCGGCAAGCTGCTGAATCAAGTCAGCTCTCTTTACTTTCATCCTTTTGCACCATCCTTTACTTACAGGTCTGCAAGGGACTTCTGCGCATCTGTTTTGATTTCGCCGTTCTCATCGAAATACTGTGAAATCTGCTCTTCTGCGCTCATATCCTTGTAGACACGCACCATGTCAGCCGACTCCCACCCAACAATGTCCTGAATGACGTTATCGGGCAGACCCAGCTTGGCAAGATGTGTGGTGAAATAGTGCCGAAGGCTATGCCAGTAAAAGTCTTCGCCGGTCATACGACTGAATGTGTTTGCCCAGCTATTGAGCGTAGTCTCGCTCATTTGCTGACTCACATCGTCAGCAGCAGGGAAGAGCCACTCGCTCTGGATACCCTTCTCCTCTCGTTGCTTCATCCAACTGTCGAAATATGGTTTGAACTTTTTGGCCAGTGTATAGCAGTAGATGAACTTGCCGAGACCAAAACCCTTTGTCTGGATTGGCTCGCTGGTCTTATAGAGTGCCCCGCCGCAAACGAGGTTTTCCTCCTGGAAGTCACACACCCGGAACCGACATAGCTCGGCCTTACGCCGACCGCTGCACATAGCAAGCGCCAAGGCGCACGCCTTTTTGTGCTGCCCCAGCTCCGTCAGCCTGTCAAGAAGGCCGTCCAGGTCTTCGTCTCCCCACACGGTCTTCTTTCTGACCGGCTGCAGAACAGGGTTCTCGATTTTGCGCACGACAGAGCGGAAATCCTTGAACTCCTCCTCGTCGTCCAAAATATTGGACACAAAGTTACTCATGGAGGAGATTGCAGATTTCAGACGACGCACACGGGCAGGGGAGTTTCCATTCTCGTTGATAAGCCAATTCTGGTAGGCTGCATAGTCTCGCTTGGAGATTTTAGGGAAGAACTTGTTGCCGTTAAACTTCAAATTCCAAACCCAGAAAATGTCGATATCATTGTCATACCCAGCGATAGTTTTGGGACTGCGCTGCACAGACTTCAAGTAATCCAGAAAATCCTGCTTCAGTCGCATATTTTCGGGGTTGACCTGGCTCAAAAGCTCAGGGCTTGTGATATCATTCTGTTTGGTCTTTCTTGGCATCAAAGCCACCTCGCTTTCTTTTAGATTATTGAAAAGGGTTATGACGTTGTGCCATAACCCCAACAAAACCCGTATGCACTTCGTCTCTTATTTTTACACACGTCCAGAATATGGCTCGAAGCTCCGATGATTTGTGCTTGGGTTTTATTTGGGAAAAGGTATCTCGCCGCATCTCTGCCGGATGAAAACGCCTTAATAAATTCACCGGATAACGAGAACATATCAACAGCTTTGCTCAATTTTTTCTTTGTAACATCTGAGGACTTAGCTGTATCAACGCATCGAATCCGTAAAATTTTTCTTACTGTACCATCATCAATGGATAATAAATCCGCAGTCTCTTGCTGGCATCCAGTCCTCAAATACGTTTCTACCACTACATCGTAGTCGATATAATGTCTGCCGTCTCCGCCTACGGTTGCGTTGTACCCGTTCTTAAACGATGAATAATACTCTATCCAAAAACGCTCTCTGTCTGATAACGCCGATTCATCGCAAGACTCGACCACCTCTACCGTGAAGTTATCTGGGCCGTATTTTTTCATGGCGGAATATAGAGGACGTTTTTCACATCTGTCTTTTTTGTAGTCCTCACAATGTTCACGCCATCTTTTCTGAACTGTGTCCATGGTTTTCCCAATATAGACTTTCCCATTTTTGATGTTGGTCACTTTGTAGATGTATGGCATACCTAAATGCCTCCTATCTTGATATGCAATTTATTTCGCCTTTCTCATCTCTCCGCAGAGAACGAGCTTTCACGGGCAGTCCGAAGACATCCGAGGGCCTGTGGTTGCGGGAGCCGGATTTGAACCGGCGACCTACGGCTTATGGGGCCGCTGAGCTACCGCTGCTCTATCCCGCAGTATTTTGGTGGGAGAAGTGTGAGTCGAACACACTCAGCTCGAAAGCAACGGTTTTACAGACCGCCCCGACTCTCCGACTTCGGCGCTCTCCCATGTGGTACTCCCAGCCGGACTCGAACCGGCATCTTCGCCTTGAGAGGGCGACCACCTATTCCAATTAGTAAGATGGGAGCATATGGCTCCTCCGGCAGGGCTTGAACCTGCGCACTCTCGATTAACGGTCGAGCGCTCTGCCAACTGAGCTACAGAGGAATATAGAAAGGGCCACCCCGCAAAGGGCAGCCCTTGAAGGGTTGCTTAGTTCAGGCTTACATTGTAGGAACACCGCACACCGGTCTCATCACACACACAGACCATCTGCTCCGGCCTCCCATAGATACGCTTCTGAACGCAGTAGTCATCCATACCCAGAAAGCTGCCCGCCATAATAGTTCTGATTCCCTGCACATCGTCAATCTTACAGTGATGAAGATGACCAGAAAGAACAGCGTACAGTGGTTTACGGGCCATCGTTTGCAACGCCTGGATTTTGCTGGGCGAACCGTCAAAGTCTCCATGCACACCGCAATACGTTTTCCCGCGCACGTCGATAAGGTACATCGTCTCGTCAACCTTCTCGCCGCCGCCGATGATGACATTCTCAAAGCTCTGGAGCCGAGCTGCCAAATACCACTCGATAAGGTCGTCCAAGCGCTCACTCACCAAGGCGTTGTCCTTGTTAGGGTCAAGGCGGCTGTGGTTACCCGCGACACTTACGAAGGTAACAGTAACAAAATGCTTGCTCAACTCTGCGATGAACTCCGCAATCAGCTCGGACACACCCTTGATTTGCTCAATGACGTTCTCCTTGTTGGTCACAGTGATGGACTTATGGATATTGCCGGAAATCTCATCTCCGTTTGCCCAGA